CACCGGAGCTACACCACTCCGGTGGTATGATTTTAAAATCAAAATATAGTTCCATCTATAGAGCATGGATTTAATTCATCAATCAGGAATCTGAAATCCTCTTCTTCGCCATCAATGTGAATGAAAGCATATTTTCTACTAACCCCATTTTTTTCATGAACCAAAATGGATACTTTGAATAATACTCCGTTACGCAATACCTTTCCTGAGCTTAACTCATCCTCGCTAACAAACTCATCATCGATAAAACTTGTTTCGTACTTACTGTACTTGATTGCTGGATATTTTTCACTCATTCGATCGCCTTCTGCTTAAAGTTACAATCATTAAATAAACCTCTACCGCATGATCAATTTTGATAATTCATTACCATTTAGAAAAGTCACCTATTATAATACAATCACATTACTCCACCAGCTTTCATACTCTCATACTTCGCTTTTAGCAACTCCGCCGGTGTCGGCCCCCTCGGAGCCAGTGGAGCTGCCAGCGCCCGCCGAACAGGCGGGATCGGCTTCCCGGCCAGCACCCGCTTTTCCCACATATCGAGAATGTCGCTGGCCTCATGCTCGAGCTCTTTGTGGCTCAGTTGGCCATCGATACCACGACGACGCAACTCCAGACAGATGTGGTAAAAAACCGGCTTCGGCCACGGATACTGCTCGCTACTTGGGTAACGGAAGACCAATTTGCGCCACTTCCAGTATTCGGCCATGACGTCAGCAGTGGTGATCCCCAGCACGCTGCGCCCTTCCCTGCACCACTTGATGAACTGGCCTGGCGAAGGCAGGAACGGACGCTCCTGGCGACGCACCATTCGCATGCCCGCTTCAACCTGTTCCAGGGTGGTGATCCCGTTTTCTTTGAAGGCCAGCACCCACTGACGGCGAATCTCGTTCACGTCTTCCTGGCTGCGATTAACCAGGCTTGCCGGGAACGCAGCTGCCAGCTGTACGAATAGCCCGTTGATGATCTGCGCCACCTGCTGCGTTTGTTCGCGTTCGGTGTACTGCTCAGGTAGGTTGTGCGCCACGCGGCGAGCCTGTTCCCGGTCAAAATAGCGAATGCTCTCGGCTAGGTTTTTCATTCCAGCACTCCGTCAATCCAGTCGGTGTTATGCAGGTCGATGTTGCCCCGGGAAGGTTTTGTCGTTCCGGTTGCACGCAGCCGCTTGGTAGTGAGCTGATCCCACTGTTTGCGCAGACTCGAGGGGCTCAGGATGTTGTCTTTCCAGAACTCGTCCCGGTTGGCCCATTGGAACAGGTCACAGATTTCGTAGTGAGTACGCTTATCCTGGACGCGCATCAGCCTGATGGTGTTTGCCCATTCGGCCCAGTTGGGTTCGGATAGCGATGCGTTGACGGTGAGAATTTTGCATTCGTTGGATGAGATAGCGCCGCCGGATGGTTCCCTGTATTCACAACCAATATTCATAAGTGCAATGAAGCGGCGGTGGATGGACCCGTTTGAATCAGCAACAACAACATCGCCGAGACGGATTTTTGTTTGCAGAATCTCGCTGATCTCGGGTATGGCCGGAATCAGAATACCTTTGTGGTGCTCAATGAGTTGTAGTTCGAGCGCCATGGTTTTCTCCGCGGCACATAAGACTGACAGTAGTTCAGGCCGACGGTGGTCGTCTGGACAGGTGATTAACGTTAATCAACGTAAGCCTTTCCTGCAATATCTTCCTAACATCATCTCACCTCGGCTATCATACCTATCAACCACTTAATTATTACCAAGAAATATCAACTATAAATTTGCGAGCATGAAAATGTTAAAGTTACCTAGCAAACTACCTTCTGAAGATAAAAATGCTGGCGTGGAAGCAAAGCGCATGATCATTGAAGAAATGGAATCTCTTTTCGGGAGTCGCGATAACACATTCACTATTGATGAAAGCATCGTTTATCATAATGGCTCCCCTAGGGTTTGGACATATGATACAGAAAACAAAAAATGTAACGTTGTGCTAAGCAATGGTTGTCTAACTTATTGGCCCTGTTTTGTTTATGAGATGGCACATGAGTCCATACACTTGCTGAATCCTCAGCCTGTAGCAGCCTCTTATCTTGAGGAAGGAATAGCAGTTTGGTTTTCCGATTACATGATGGAAAAGTGTGGTTACGAAAAGCACTATCCAAAGGGTGATTATAAAAAAGCTCTCGAGCTTGTTGCGTTAATAAAAGATACCCCTCCTAATATTGTAAAAAAAATTAGAGATAACTACCCAAACCTGACGGATATATCTTTTGCAGAGTTAAGGCGTCTTTATCCGACCTTAACAATCAAACAAGCTAAAGCTCTAACAAGTATTAAAGAGTAGAGTTATACGCCGGTAATTCTCCGGCGCTTTTAACCTGCAAGAAAATCATGTCCACTTCGACAGGCCATCCTGTTTCCGGAACAAACGGGAGCAAAATATTTTCGAGTTCGACGAGATGACTGGTCACATATTGAAAAAGGTGCTCGACGTTGCTGATGCTCTCCGATCGAGATACACGTACTGTTTAACCGTGCCCACAGGCACCAAGTTTTAGGCAATATCACGAATGCACATTCCTTCAGAGCGCAGCTCCCGTGCGCAAACAACATCTGATGCAGGATACTTTATCGACTGTTAATATTTGCCGCGAAGGTACAGACAATTTTCGAGCTCCCGTGCTTTTGTGCGAACTGCTAATTCAGTTCTGCCAATCTAGGTAGCTATGTGCTTAACTCGCATATTTCCGCTGCATTGCTGGATAATAACGATCTCAGCCCTGCACCATCATGTATGCTTTGCCATATTCACCCCCTCCCTTTTAGCCCGTACCTCGCGCGAAGTTCTGCCAGCTTCGCAAGCCCTTCGGCGCGGGTCAGTGGCTTGGCTCCGAGAACCGGCAGTTGCTTAACTGGTTCAGGAATGATTTCTCCCTTGTTTATTCGACTGCCCATTGCCGCCAACTCGACAGCAGCGTTCCTGTGCAATTCTGCATCGCTGAGACTATTGGCCCGCATGGACGAGTAAAGCGTAGTCACCAACCAGTAATGGGCGCTGCACTCCCATGGGTATGACTCGGCGTCAGGGTAAAGTCCCCGGGTGCGGCAATACTGATAAACCATCTTCACGAGTTCACCTGCATCAGGAAGCCCGGCGGCTGCTGCCGTTTCGGATTTGCACCATGCAACGAACTGGCCTGGCGAAGGCAGGAATGGACGCTCCTGGCGCCGTACCATGCGCATGCCCGCTTCAACCTGCTCCAGGGTGGTGATCCCGTTTTCTTTGAAGGCCAGCACCCACTGACGGCGAATCTCGTTCACGTCTTCCTGGCTTCGGTTAACCAGACTTGCCGGGAACGCGGCAGCCAGCTGTACGAATAGCCCGTTGATAATCTGCGCCACCTGCTGCGTTTGCTCGTACTCGGTGTACTGCTCAGGCAAGTTGTGCGCCACGCGGCGAGCCTGTTCCCGGTCAAAATTGCGAATGCTCTCTGCGAGGTTTTTCATTCCAGCACCCCATCAATCCAGTCGGTGTTATGCAGGTCGATGTTGCCCCGGGATGGCTTTGCCGTTCCGGTTGCACGCAACCGCCTAGTGGTGAGCTGATCCCACTGCTTTCGCAGACTCGAGGGGCTCAGGATGTTGTCTTTCCAGAATTCATCCCGGTTGGCCCACTGGAACAGGTCACAGATTTCGTAGTGAGTACGCTTGTCCTGGACACGCATCAACCTGATGGTATTTGCCCATTCAGCCCAGTTTGGCTCAGATAGCGATGCGTTGACGGTGAGAAGCCTGTCGTAAATCCAGCGAGCCGCCTTGAGGTCGTCAGCGGATCCCCATGATTTACCTGCCGGGGTGTATATCCCGGCGGCGGCTTCTGGATGGCGTGAGAGAAACTTTTGAGTTTTCTGGTTTCGGGATTCGTCAGAATTCCGAGACGAGGATATTTTAATTTTGTTCTTGTTATAGTCTTGGGTGTCTACCGTTTCCGGGAAGGTTTTTCCCGTTTTCGGTAACACTTTTCCCGATTTCGGGAAGACTTTTCCCGTTTTCGGTTTGTCTAAAATCCAGGCGGAAAGGTCAGTATTTATACCGACCGTTTTCATCACGCCTTGCTTCTGACTGAAGATAATTTTGCGTTCTGCGAGTGATTTGAGCGCATCAGAAACGTGGGAATCACTCAGCCCTGTAAGCTCAGCTATCACCGTGTTCGTCACACGGTCCTGCTTCTTGTTCCAGCCG